AATGCGATTGGTTTTAATGGAGATGGATATGGTGATTTGTATTTTCAAAGAACATTAGAAGATTGGGCATCTTTTGACATGAATAATAGAACTAAACATGATGCTTCTATTAGCTCAGGTTTAGCTATTATGGCTTGTAACAAAAATAGATATGCTCCAGTAAGTAGAAGAAAACGAGAACCAATTGATCTTGGAATTAAAAAATATGATAACAAGGGATTAGTTTCAAAAATAATTAAATAAATGAATACATACGCAAATTCAAATAGTGCCTTTCCTAGCCAAGTAGTGCCAGATGCTGAAAAATCTTCTATTGAATATGGAAGAAAAGTAGCTCAAGCTATTGAAAGTGAATGGTGGAGGCAAGGAGGTAATGGTACTAGATTTGCTACTTCTTATAATAGGTTTCATACATTGAGATTATATGCAAGAGGTGAACAGCCCGTGCAAAAATATAAAGATGAATTAGCTATTAATGGTGATATGTCTTATATGAATTTAGATTGGAAACCAGTTCCAGTTGTTTCTAAGTTTGTAGATATAGTAGTGAATGGAATGGCTAACAAAGTGTTTGAAATAAAAGCTTTTGCACAAGATCCAGTTTCCTTAAAGAAAAGAACAGATTATGCTAACGCTATTTATGAAGACATGTTAGCAAAACCTTATTTAAATGAACTTCAAGGTACTTTAGGTATTAATCAATTTCAAAGTCCTGATCCAGCTAATCTTCCAGAAAATAAAGAAGAGTTAGATTTACATATGCAGTTAAGTTATAAACAAGCTGTAGAAATTGCTGAAGAAGAAGTTATTGATAACACATTAGCAAGAAATAAATTTAATAATGTTAAGAAAAGATTTTATTACGATCTAGTTACATTAGGTTTAGGAGCAGTAAAAACCAATTGGAATCAAGCTAATGGAATAGTAGTAGATTATGTAGATCCTGCAAATCTTATTTATTCATACACAGAAGATCCTAATTTTGAAGATATTTATTACGTTGGAGAGGTTAAACAATTAACTATCCCAGAAATCGCAAAACAATTTCCTCATTTAACTGAAGACCAATTAGAAAATATTCAACAGACTCGAGCTTATAGTAATCAACAATTATATGGTTGGCAAACTTATGATCAAAATACTGTACAAGTTTTATTCTTTGAATATAAAACTTATAATACTCAAGTATTTAAAATAAAACAAACTGATAGTGGGTTAGAAAAATCTTTAATAAAAACAGATCAATTTAATCCTCCAAAAAATGAAAAGTTTGACAGAGTAGAAAGAAAAATTGAAGTATTATATAAAGGCTGTAAAATTATTGGTAATAATGAATTAGTAGAATGGAAGTTATCGGAAAACATGACTAGACCTTTTGCGGATACTACTAAAGTAGAAATGAGTTATTGTATTTGTGCGCCTAGAATGTATAAAGGTAGAATTAATTCTATTGTAAGCAAGATAACTGGGTTTGCGGATATGATTCAATTAACTCATTTAAAGCTACAACAAGTGATTGCTAGAATGGTACCAGATGGTGTATTCTTAGACATGGATGGGCTTGCGGAAGTTGATCTTGGTAATGGTACTAATTATAATCCAGCTGAAGCATTAAACATGTATTTCCAGACTGGTAGTATAGTTGGAAGATCGATGACTCAAGAGGGAGATATGAATCCTGGTAAAGTCCCAATTCAAGAATTACAAACTTCTTCTGGTGGACAAAAAGTATCTAGTTTAATTCAAACATATCAGTATTATTTACAAATGATAAGAGATGTGACCGGATTAAATGAAGCTAGAGATGGATCAGTACCAGATAAAAGTACTTTAGTAGGATTACAAAAAATGGCTGCTAACCAATCTAACGTAGCAACTAAACATATATTAGATGCTGGTTTGTGGTTAGTATTAAGAACTTGTGAAAATATTGCTTTAAAAATTGCTGATTCTTTAAACTATCCTTTAACTTTAAATTCTCTTAAAAGTTCTATATCTACTTATAATACTGGAACTTTAGCTGAAATACAAAATTTAAATCTTCATGATTTTGGTATATACTTAGAACTAGAACCTGAAGAAGAAGAAAAACAACAGTTAGAACAAAACATTCAAATGTCTTTACAACAAGGTGGTATCGATTTAGAAGACGCTATAGATATACGTCAAATTAAAAACCTTAAATTAGCTAATGATGTTTTAAAACAAAAACGTAAGAAGAAAGCTCAAGCTATGCAAGAAGCTCAAAAACAACAAGCTCAAGCTGAAGCACAAGCACAAAGTCAAGCTACAGAGGCTGCAGCAATGGCTGAGGTTCAAAAAGAGCAAGCGATGACTGCTGGTAGAGTTGAATTTGAACAAGCTAAAGCTCAATTAGAAATTCAAAGAATGCAAACTGAATTCCAATTAAAACAACAAGTAATGCAACAACAGCATGAGTTTGATATGGATTTAAAAGAACTAGAAGTTCAAGGAATGCAAGAAAAAGAAAATAGAATTGAAGATCGTAAAGATAAAAGAACAAAAATGGAAGGAACTCAACAAAGCAAAATGATTGAACAAAGACAATCTGGAGGATTACCTACTAATTTTGAAAAAGAAGCTGCTGATCAGTTCGCTGGAACAGCAGATATTAATTAATTTTATAATATTATATTATGTCAGAAAAAGAAACAACTAAACCTGAGGTGACTGAAGAAGTCAAATCAGAAGGTGGGGATATGAAAATGAAATCCAAACCAAAAATTAAAAAATTTAACGCTACTAAAGATGAACCTGTTAAGGTTGATTTAACTAAAGATCCTAATGTTAAAACTGAGGAGCCTATTAAAGTAGAAATAAAAAAAGAAGATAATGCCATTCAAATCGGAGAAACAGAGACGGTGGATGTGGAAGAACGAACCGGAGATGGCGAGAAGATGGACGCTGGAAGAGACACAGCCACTGAAGAGTCCAGCTCGCCTATTGAAGAGATTCAAGAAATCGCCCAAGAGCCGGTACAAAATAAAATAATAGATGAGGTTTCAGATCCAACTAAAAAATTACCAGAAAACATTTTAAAATTGGTAGATTTTATGGAAGATACTGGAGGTACAGTAGAAGATTATGTTAGATTAAATGCTGATTATTCTAATGTAAATGAAGAAGTTTTATTAAAAGAATACTATAAAAAAACTAAACCTCATTTAAATGAAGAAGAAATTGCTTTTGTAATGGAAGAAAATTTCGACTACGATACAGAAATTGACGAGGAGCGAGACGTCAAGAAAAAGAAACTCGCTAAAAAAGAAGCAGTTGCAGAAGCACGTGACCATTTAGAAAGCTTAAAGCAAAAGTATTACGAGGAAATCAAGTTGAGACCCGGAATAACGCAAGAGCAGCAAAAGGCTATGGAATTCTTCAACCGCTATAATGATGAACAAGAAATAGCTACGCAGAAGCATAAAAAATTTCTTGACAACACTAAACAGATGTTCTCTAATGAATTCAAAGGTTTTGATTTCGAAGTTGGAGAAAAGAAGTATAGATACGGTGTCAAGGATCCCAGTGCTGTTGCCGAAAATCAATCTAATCTAAACAACTTCGTCGAGAGGTTCTTGGATAAAGAAGGAAATGTTAAGGATACGAGAGGTTATCATAAAGCTATGTATGCTGCACAGAATATAGATAAAATAGTAAATCATTTTTACGAACAAGGAAAAACTGATGGAATTAAAACTGTAGTTGAAGGATCTAAAAATCCTACTACAGGCACACGCCAAACAGCGGGTGATATTAATCTTGGTGGATTTAAAGTTCGTGCTATAGATGGTGTAGATAGTTCTAAATTGAAAATCAAACGAAGTAAATTTAACAATTAAAATTAACAATTATGGGTGTATTAAGTCCTCAATATGGAAGTTTAGTACCCTCACTAACTACTCAAACTTTAACTAGTAATTATTTAAACTTTAATAGTGGTGGTGGGAACGACTTCGCACAACAATATCTACCGGAAATATATGAAGCAGAGGTAGAGCGTTATGGAAACAGAACGTTAGGCGGCTTCTTAAGAATGGTTGGCGCTGAAATGCCAATGATGTCTGACCAAGTAGTTTGGTCTGAGCAAAATAGATTACACATCGGTTATGACAACGTAGGTTGTACAGCTGTTGGTGGTGCTGCTGCAGGTAATAGATTAAACATACCAGCAGGAATGGTTAACACAGTATTCATTAACATGACCGTTGTAATTATGGATCCAACTGATCCAGCATTTACTGTAAAAGCTATTGTAGTTGATACAGGTGCTGCGGCTACAGGTGGAGCAGGTGGTGCTCAAAATTTTGAAGTAATACCTTATACTAGAGCAGCTGTTAACCCAGGTGCTGGAGCTTTAACTGGCTTAAAAGTATTTGTATATGGTTCTGAATTTGGAAAAGGTTCTACTGGTCCTGCTACAGGAACTAGTGGTCAATCTATCCAACCACAATTATCTACATTTAGTAACAAACCAATTATCATCAGAGACAGATACGCTGTTAGTGGATCTGACACTGCACAGATAGGTTGGGTTGAAGTTGCTACTGAAGATGGTGCTTCTGGATACTTATGGTATCTAAAAGCTGAAGGTGAAACTAGAATGAGATTTGAAGATTACTTAGAGATGGCAATGATTGAAGGTGAATTAGCTAATGCTGTACAAGCAGGAGCGATTTCTGGTACTGCTGGTCTTAGCTTCCTTGCTGGAGCTGGTGCTGGTCAAATAGGTACTGAAGGTTTATTTTCTGCTATTAACAACGGTGGTAATGTACTTTCTGGTTATGCTGGTTCTTTACAGGATTTTGATTCTGTATTAGAGAATTTAGATTCTCAAGGAGCTATTGAAGAGAATATGCTTTTCTTAGACAGAAAAACTGAGTTATTATTTGATAACATGTTAGCACAACAAAACTCTTACGGAGCTGGAGGTACATCTTATGGTGTATTTGAAAACTCTGAAGATATGGCGCTTAACTTAGGTTTCTCTGGTTTTAGAAGAGGTTCATATGACTTCTATAAAACTTCTTGGAAATACTTAAACGACGCTTCTACAAGAGGTGGTTCTTCTAACTTTGTTAACGGTGACAACATCGATGGTGTATTAGTACCAGCTGGTACTTCTTCAGTATACGATCAGTTACTAGGAACAAACATTAGACGACCTTTCTTGCATGTAAGATATAGAGCTTCTCAAGCAGATGATAGAAGAATGAAATCATGGTTAACAGGTTCTGTTGGCGGTGCTGCTACTTCTAATTTAGATGCTATGGAGGTAAATTTCTTATCAGAAAGATGTCTTTGTACTCAAGCTAGAAATAATTTCGTATTATTTACAGCTTAATTTTTTATAAGGTTGGGGCGCCAAAAAGCATTAGCTCAACGGGCGCCCATATACCTTTAACTATTTAATTATATTATATTATGGAAAAACAAGAAAAAGATGTTGTAGTGGAAAAAACTAAAAAAGTTATACCACCACAACCTAAAAAAGAAAAACATCCAGAAGATGGATGGGAAATAAAAGATAGAAATTACTATTTAACTGGAGACAAAGAGCCTCTAACTTTTACATTAAAATCAAGACATACGGAAAAATATCCTTTGTTATGGTTTGATCCTGTAAGAAAAGAACAAAGAGCTTTAAGATATGCAACTAATCAATCTTCACCGTTTGTTGATGAACAAAAAGGAGAAGTTACATTAAGACATATAATGTTTCAAGAAGGTAGTTTACATGTTCCTAAAGAACATCAAGCTTTACAAAAACTTTTATCCCTATATCACCCTGATTTAGAAGGAAGATATAAAGAAGTTAAGAAAGTAGAGCAAGCTAAAAATGAATTATTAGATCTTGAAATAGAAATTGAAGCTTTAAATGTAGCTAGAACAATGGATATAGATATAGCTGAAGCTGTATTAAGAACAGAAATTGGTTCTCAAATAAATCAATTAAGCTCTAAAGAAGTTAAAAGAGATTTAATTAGATTTGCTAAAAAGAATCCTAGATTATTCTTAGATTTAGCGAGAGATGAAAATGTTCAATTAAGAAACTTTGGAATCAAAGCTATTGAAGCAGGATTAATACAATTATCTAGTGATCAAAGAACATTTACGTTAGGTAAAAATAAACGTAAATTATTTAATGTTCCATTTGATGAAAACCCACACTCAGCACTTGCTGCTTGGTTTAAAACAGATGAAGGTGTAGAAATATACAGATCAATAGATAAGAAACTATCTTAAAATAAATATTAATAAGGGCGGCAAACGCCGCCTTTATTATAAATAATATACTAGAATGGCAATAAACGTAGATACTGTATACAAAACTGTTTTGTTAATACTTAACCAACAACAACGAGGATATATGACGCCTGACGAATTCAACAAAGTCGCAACACAGGTTCAACTAAATATATTCGAAAGATACTTAGACGATCTAAATCAACAGTATCGTGTCCCGCAAAATGACACAGAATATGCCGATAGAATTAAAAATACTGAAGAAAATTTACAAAATTTTCAAAAATATATAAATAATGCATCTACCGCAGGTGCTATAACAGGGACTAATCCTTTTACTATAGATACAGCTGTAGTAACAGATTTGTATAGATTAGGTTCTGTAATTTATAAAGGCGAACAACTAACTCAATACGCACAAAGAAACGAGATAACACAATTATTACTTTCCCCGTTAACTCAACCAACAACTAATTTTCCTATATATTTATATGAAGAGGGTAAACTATACATCTATCCAACAAGTATTGTTGCTCCAGATGATATAAATATCTCTTATTTAAGAAAACCAGTAGATCCAGTATGGGCTTATGGTGTAGGTAGTTTAGGACAATATGAGTATCAAGTATTAAACTCTACAGATTTTGAATTAAATGTATCAGAGCAAACAAATGTAATATCGAGAGTGTTAGCATACGCAGGAATTATCATAAATGATCCTTCTATTATACAAATTGCGGCTGGAGAAGTACAAAAAGAAGAACAAAACTCAAAAACATAAGATATGCCTAGACCAGATGGAGGATTAATCCGAGAAACTAACTTACAATATTACGCCGGTGCGCAGATTATATACACAGATGCAGCATTAAATGTTTCTAGAGCATATACTTTTACATTTAATACAATACTTTCTATGGGAAGTAGTAGTAGTTGGGCTTTAACAGATCCTGATTTTACACTAAATAATTTTAGAATATATACCAGTCCTACGGGAATTGGTAATTGGACTGAATATTTAACTACTTATACTTTAACATTTACTAAAGATGGTTCTAAAACTAATAGTATTATAACTTTAGGTTTAGCACAAGCTGTAGGAACATATGTTAAAGTACAATTAAAAGAAAATGCAGTAGAAGATAATTATGGAGGTTATGAGTATATAAAATTAAATGATGTAGTTAACAATTTT